GAGTCAATTTCTTAAATTATTATTACACTGCGTATAAGCTGTGTGAATTGCTTGGCGAGGATAAATATTTACCGTTATTCCCGCTATTGAAAGATAAGGAAAAACGAATAGAACAGGACGCGATTTGGAAACAAATATGTAAAGAACTTGACTGGGAATTTATTCACACCGTGTAGATAAAAAGATAACCTCAAATCAAATCAAATCAAAATACACGGTAATTTGATATAGTGTCCAAAACCATATCAAACAATTATGTGAAACAAACATAAAAGGCCTTATTTTCGATAGCCTTATCCGTTGTTTTATCATTACCAAATTTAATTCTCAGGTCTATACGGGAACAATTTTAGTAAATTGGTATTATAAACTGAAAAATTTGGATCGGAACTGTTGGCTCCCACGCCATTTCCAAAGCACCTACCACCTCTCTGCTTACGCGTATGTCGTCGAGACTTTTTTCCTCGGCGACTCTTTACTACGCGACGGTTAGACTTCTTCCTTATTTGTTTCGTCATAATATATTAACAATAGATTAAATATATTATAAGCTTAGTTTGTTGTTATAATTTTGGTTTGTTGTTATACTCTTAGCCTGATTTAAAATCCCCCGGGGAATTTGACCAAGTTGGCACCGATACCGAAACCAGCACCGGAGCGGGCAGTAGCACCCATGCTGGGGACATAGGTGTCAAGAATGCTGAATGTGGCGGCAGCAGTCAAGGCAATCAACACGATTTCCTCAATATTCAAGGAACGTTTAGGAATAGCATAGGCAGCAATTGCCACCATTAAACCCTCAACAAGATACTTAATGATTCTCTTAACAAGTTCAGCGACGTTAATCAATCCGTTCATTATACTAAATCAAAAGAAAAAAATATATATATTGCGATAAAAAACTTAAAATTAAATACTCTAAATAACTAAATGGATCGATCCAAAGGTAAAGGTGTTGAAAGAAAGCAACTAAACGGCAAGCCCAATCCCAAATATGTTGATTTGTTGGAGGAGGATAAACCAATTGCTGGTCAAAAGTTCGCATGTATATCATTTTGTTCTCCCGAAAAAATTCTCAAGGAAAAGCAGGTGTTCTTGTTCGAGGAATTCCTAAAGGGTTGGGATTTTAGTAAATCAATGGAGAAGTTTGTTCAGTTTCTAAACTTTGTTTCTTATAAATACAACGTTTCGTTCGACGAGGTTTCTAACGATTTTAAGGAGTTTGTCAAGGAGGAGCGCGAAACACTTATTAAATCAAGCATGGACGACGACTACAAGACATTTATCGATAAGAACGAAGATGAGTTACAGAAGAAGTTTGATATCGCGCACAACTTTCAAACAAATACGCGCGGTTTAAAAATTCGTGGCTCTTACCCTTCACAAGAAGAGGCTGAGTTGCGTTGTAAGCTATTGCGTGAGGCAGACCCGAATCATGATGTATATGTTGGTCCGGTTGGTATGTGGATGCCATGGGACCCTGAAGCATACAAGACTGGTCGTGTTGAGTATATGGAGGATGAACTAAATCAGTTGATGAGTGAGAAGACGAAGAATGAGGCAAACGCCAAGAGTGCTTTTGATCAGCGCGTCAAGGAGACGAAACAAAAGGCAATCGACGAAAATATCAAGGCTGCCGAGAAGTCTGGAAATACACTAACTCAAACCATCGATGAGAAGGGCAATTTGGTCGGCGTAAATAGCGCGAACACACAGGAATTCGCTCTTAGAGAACAAGAGAATATTTCTACCGCTGATATTTGTATGGAATTGTTTGAGGGTGAAAATATTGTTTCTGGTAAAACGGATAATGGTGCGAGTCAATTAGTCAGTGGACCATTCGCTCAAAAAAACACCCTTGAGCAAGTTGATTAATGAAGAAACAAATGATAAGAGTATTTAAAATAAACATATAAAAACGTTTTACAAATAATATAAAAATGAAAATTTGTTATATTATTTCTACCTGCGACAAGTATCTCGATAATCGAGTCAAATTTCAACTAGAATCGTATTTAAAGGACGTTCCATTAGAGGATATTTATTATCTAACATCCAGACCCGACATCCCCAAGAGGCAATTTGGATGGTTTTCTATGGATGACGACAAAAATATAACATGGAAATATATCCATTTTATTTATAACATGAATATACCACATTATGACTGGTATATATTTATCGATGATGACACGTTTGTTTATAAAAACAGACTGCTAAATTTATTAACAAATTATAACTGTGAAGATTGTTATTACATTGGCAAAGAGTTAGATCATATAAAGAGAGAATTTTGTTTGTATATGTCCGGAGGGGCTGGATATGCTATATCAAACGCATTATATGCCAAAATTACAACCTATGTAAAACAAAATGGAATTAATAATTGTTTTAAACATTGGTGCGACGACTTGTGTATTGGGTTATGGATACAAGAGATGACAAAAGATACAAAGATAAATCAAATTAACAGCGATTTATTCAATGTAGGTCTGCATACAAACGAAACGGAATTACAAAACGCAATAACATTTCACAAGGTTACAACAAAGGAGCAATACGCGTTTTATAACTCAATAGAAGATGCACCACTTGTTATAACAGAAGAGAGAAACAAAGACTCTACTGTATTTACAGTAATCACTGACACGGGTTACTTTGTCCGAGCTAAACGAACCATTATTGATTTGAGGACAAGGGGCAACTGGCGTGGTCAAATTGTTTTAATAACTATTGGGTTCAGTGCGAATAAAAATTTTATGGAGTTTTATAATGTAACCGAAGTGTCGTTCCCTTCAATAGATAAGAGCAATCTACTTGAAAAAATTGGGTTCAATGGGTTTATAGATACGACGGATAAGAGAGAAATTAACAAATTAAACCAATGGGAAAAATTACACGTATTCGACGAATATTTTATGAGGTGGTCTCGGGTTGTATATTTAGATGCGGGGTTTCGCGTTCTAGATGATGTCAAATATCTGCTTGAACTTGAATATAAAGATAGAATATTAGCTCCCAAGGATGGGAAATTATATGATGACACGTCGTCGTTTAAATGTCAATTGAGTTACGATAATCCCGACCTGATAGCCAATCTGCAGCGCGAATTCGGCGACAATATTTTGACTTCGAATTATATGCTTAATTGTATGTGGATATATGATACAAATATACTGCGACTATGCGACAAGACGCAACTAATAGAAGCTATGAATAAATATACAGTGTGTAAAACAAATGAAATGGGAATTATGAATATAATGTTACATTTTAAATATAACTTATGGGAGCGGTTGCCGATTAAAGCGTCAAACGGTAAGATTCTATTTGATTGGTGCGAATTAAATAATCCTGGGACAAAATGGAGCGATTATTGTTATATTAAATATCCAGTGACAATTAGTTTTGAAGATTGTTAGCTTATATAAGTTACATTCGAGATAAATTATATAATTTCATATTTGGGTTTTTACTTAATTTGTTGTATCTTTATTTTTCAAAATCCGCCTTATTCGGAAAATATTTTTTAAAAAATGACAACATCTGAGATGCGACAGTTTTTCTTTTTGCCGGATCTGTTTCTACGTCATTTATACAAAAAAACTTTGGTCGTCTATTAATAATGTCATTCAGTCTTTCTGAAAAGTTGTCATTTGCGGATGATAAGTAAAATAATGTATTGTTTTCATTGTTGACAAGTTTTGCCTTCTTATGTAAATACATAAATTCTGCTATCGGGTAGTGTATTTGCTGGCAAGGAGAAAGCAAGTTATTCTTTTCGCAAATATCATACCCTTTGTCCTTTCGTTTTTTTGTCATACGTATCCAATCTATATAATCAGAATACGTGTTATTAAAATCTAATACCAAATTTTTGATTAGTGAAATAGGAATGTGTTTGTACAACTTATCCGCACTTTTTGGCACATCAAATAGTAATTTATTTTCACCAACCCCCCTGACTATATTCCTCGTATGTATCGAATAATCATCTATTAATGCTTTGCCGTCACTTGTAAAGAAATCTGTATATTTTACCTTTCTGCCTAAAAATATGTCGTCATTAAAATATATATAATGATTTGATAGTCCATGAATATTTGCGATGGTAGTTTCTATTGCGTTTGAATTTGTATTTGGTAAATATTTTTCTGATGGGAAGGTTTCGGAATGTTCAACGATTATTATTTTACTGTTATCTTTAATCCAGCTCGGTTGTTTCGCACTATTCATTAAAATAAATATTTTATTCACCCATGGAGCGAAAAAATGAACAGATCGCAAGCTATATTGTAGTTCGTGATTATATCCCAATCTTCTATCGTTTGACACGTCTTCGCCCTTCCATGTGTAAACAACATCGATTGGGAATGGAGCCGCGTGCGTCGTTGAAGTCCGTTTAATGGTTTTGTTTCGAGCTTTTTTATTACTTTTACTTTTATTTATAATGCCCACCATATATGATATATTATACGATAATATATTATACATTATATTTGAATATACAGAATCTTCCTACCATTTGCTCGCCTTCTTCACGCTAATTTTAGGACCTGCGCCTCGTTTTTTCGCCGCATTTGGGTCATATTGTTCCTCTTCTTCGTCGTCCTTAAGGTTTTTAGAAAGGTCCCAGAATTCCTTTGACCCCAATCTAAAGTCTCCGTGACTATCTGCTTTATACCAAAATACCTGGTCATGCAGTTTATTTGATTTTGAGTTGTTATTAATGACCAAACACTCGTAATTTTCGGTACATTGGTCCATTACCTGACAAAAGCTCTCAAATGTGGGGAACATACCCGCATAATTTTCATAGATTCGTTTTCTGTTTGCGATATAGTTCTCTCTAAGAATGAATACATAATCAATGTTTGTTCTCAGTGTGGGCGGAATACCTAAGGGATATTGCATAGTTATCACCAACATCACCTTCCAATGTCTTCCGTTCATGAAAAGTAAACGCATTAGTTTATCTCGTGACCACGTATTGTCATAGAGACAATCATCCAAAATAACAAATGCTCTTGGATCAATATTGCTGCGTTTATATGTCTCCATTTCCTTTTTAATTTGTTTAAGAACAGTTCTCTGCCTTTTTAAAATATTTTCAATAATAGCCGAATTATACTCGTTGTGAACGAATAACTTGGGCACCATTTTTGCGTAAAAACCGTTACCTTCTTCCGTGCCCGAAATTACTGTTCCAATTGGAATATCCTGCTGATAATATAATAAATCTCTGACCAAGAAAGATTTTCCTGTGTCTCTTTTACCAATCAAAACAACAACTGGACCCTTATTTTCATTTGGCTTAAAGCTGATATTTTTCATATCAAATTTTTTTAATTCTAATGTCATTTTAATAAACTGATAAAATAAATATATTATGCTAAACGAATTTAACAGAACGAGAACACATCAACAATTACATAATTACTAGAAGATACCGATATAACGAACAAAAAGTGTTTTAGACATACAATGAGTTAAAAACACATATAATTTATATATTAATTAGCTAAAGTATGTTGATTAATTATCAAAAACGAAAGAACCTAGAACTTTTTAATAGTTTAGCAAAACCAGACTCTCTATTTATGTCAGAAATGCAAAATTTTATACCAATTTATACGCGATTTTTTTCATTGAACGATACCAATTATAACGGCATAAACTTGAATCATGAATGGTATATTTCGGACGCGAATAAGTTTGAAAATGACAATAATATATACAAGTGCAAAGTTAAGAACACAAATAACAATAAACAAAAGGAAGTAATGGGGTTTTTTAAAATGGCCCCCTTATTGGATCCTTATAAATATTTGATAGGTAAATATAATGTTAATGACGACCGGTTGTTTGTATTACCTCAACTAACATCAAGTGATTTAGACTGTAACGCAAAATTTGTAGACCCCAACAATTCAGCATATGTTGATGGTTTTTTTACCTTCTTAACAAGCGGATTGAAGCAAAACCATAAATTTTCACATGGAATTGATTACTACGGTTCCTTTTTAGGAATTAAGAATGATTTCATGTTTAATGTATATGACGATATTGATTATTTAAACAACTCCGATTTCTTTAATAAGAACAAAAATTTACTATTTAAAATTGACGACTATGACCATTTGATCCAAAATGAAAATCCGGTTTTGAAACCAATCAAAATACATACTACAAGCGCCATGTCGCAATTATCCGCAAAATCTTTCAACAACGAAATTTTTGATAATGTGTTTGAAGAAAATACGATTGGCCTGGATAATTTAAAAGAAAATGATATTAATTTGTCTGATCTGGCTGATTTAGTTGACCTGACTGATTCTGATATGCTTGACAACAAAAGCACTGATCGCGTGTCACTAAAATCAAACTCAACATGCTCTTCAAGGTCGTCATATACAAATGATAGTACTGATGGAGCTATTGAAGACGAAGATGTTGTAGAGGTATGTCAAGATGGTATAAAAAATAATGATGCTAATAGCGAGAGCGAAGAGCACGTAGAAAACAATAGCGATGATAGCGGCGAATGGGAAGACGATGACTCTGATGAAGAGGAAGAGAGAATAAACGCAACTATTCCAAAATTTCCCGTTCAGGTTATAAGCATGGAGTGTTGTGAAAATACGTTTGACGATTTAATTCTAAAGAACGTCGAATTAAGCAACGAGGAATGGTTTTCTGCGCTTATGCAAATAATTATGATTCTAATTACGTATCAAAAGGCATTTAATCTAACGCACAACGACCTACACACGAATAATGTTATGTATAATCATACCAATAAAAAATTCATTTATTACTGCTACAAAAAGAAGTACTATAAGGTGCCAACATTCGGTCGTTTGTTTAAAATTATTGATTTTGGAAGAAGTATATACAAGTTCAATGGTAAATTGTTCTGCAGTGATAGTTTCCAAACTGGCGGCGACGCAGCAACTCAGTATAATACCGAACCTTATTTGAATGAAAAGAAGCCTAGATTGGAACCAAATTACAGTTTCGATTTATGCCGCCTAGCCTGTTCTATATTTGATTACGTGGTTGAGGATACTGAAGAAATTCACAAATTGTCCAAGTGCGCAGACCCTGTTAAGCGATTGATTGTCGAGTGGTGTTTAGATGATAAGGGTATAAACATGTTGTATAAAAACAACGGCACTGACCGCTATCCTGACTTTAAATTGTATAAAATGATTGCCAGGTGTGTTCATAACCACACACCCCAAGCTCAATTAGAAAGGCCAGAATTCAATGCGTTTTCCGATTTTAAAGGCGCAGTCCCCGACGATGTAATAGACATTGACAGTATTCCGTCATATGTATAAGAATTTAGCAGTTTATAAGTGGGTATTTTGTTTTTGTTCATAATACAATAATATTATTGTATATTATGAGCTCGTTTGGATTTATCATAACAAGACACGTTAACTCTGAAAAGTCAAATAAATATTGGAATCGATGCGTTAAGTTATTGCGAACATTTTATCCACATAGGCAAATTGTTATTATTGACGACAACAGCAATCAGGCTTTCGTAAAACCAGAGGCAGATTACAGAAACCTAACTGTAATACAATCTGAATTCCATGGAAGAGGAGAACTGCTACCTTACTATTATTACATTAAAAATAAGTTTTTCGAAAATGCGGTAATTATGCACGATAGCCTCTTTTTTCACAAAAGAGTCCCATTTGAAGCGTTAAATGGCAGACCAGTTTTACCTCTGTGGTTTTTTAACCCAGATAAAGAAGATATTAATAATTCAATTAGAATTACAGAGGGTCTACACAATGCGCAACATGTCCAAGAGTCCCTTAAACTAACCGAGTTGACAGTATTCGGTTTGAATCACAATAAATGGTCTGGTTGTTTTGGTTGTCAAACATATATAAATCATGGTTTCTTATTACAGATAGAAAACAAATATCGCATTACATCTATGATAGACACAGTTAAAATCAGGAGGGATAGATGCTGCTTAGAGAGAATACTGGGATGTATATTTTCCAAAGAAAATCCTGGTCTGGCAAATAAAAAGGCAATATTTGGAAACATTATGGATGTATATCAGAGTTACGAATACACTTTTGATCATTATATGACTGACTTAAAAAAAGGCACTATACCAGCATACGTTATAAAAGTTTGGACGGGCAGGTAAATTATATTATACAATAATTCGTTATCGTATAATGTCTTATTCAGGTTTATGGATATAAACTGACAATAACAGACCTTATGAGCTCCGGGTCTGTAACCTTTAATTTTAAGAGGCGCGGCTCCATTGTTTCCTTTTCTGCTGCGACTTGTTTGCCGCGTTGTCTCTGTAACCCCTTATTCAATGGTAAAATAGCACGTTTGAACTTTTCTAAAAATCTTTCGCATTCAGGAATAGTAGTTGTTTTATACTCTGGCTCGGTTATTGGTTTGTGTTGAGTCAGCAAATTTTTAAGTTCCATGTACTTGGCGTAATAGTAAACCTTTTCATCCAATAATGCGCCCAAATTTGGACATCTAAATAATACCTTTGTATTTAATTCGGAAATAAAAAAGGAATAATCAGTTGCCGTATCAAAGTGCTTCATTACATCTTCAGGCACCTTCTTAAAATCAACGTCTGAGAACTGTCTAAAATCATCTATCATCATATTTTTTCTATGGTCGTATTTTTTTGACTCCTTAACATAACTTAGCTTGAAAATGAATGGGTTCGCCCGTATATTCGCCGGATTTGGTGGAAGAACGGATATGTTGTATTTTGTTTCTGGAGATTGTAAAAACCATTTTATTAGATAAGATATGTGTCCTGCTAAATTCTTTACATTATTCTCGATGTATGGAATATCCGAATTGGGTATGATTAAAACATCAATATCCTCTGTTTTGTACTCACCCATTTCTGCTATTCCTTTTAACACTAGCTGAACTGCCTTTCCTCCTTTAAATAATACTTTGTAGTCCTGCCCTATCATTTTATATGACACAATTCCAAAAACAAGTAAAGAAGCGCATAGTAATATATTAAAATGAGAGAAATCAATATCTTGATCAGACATGAGTGTCCCATAAACTTCATATGGGTCGTTTTTTGTCTGCGTATAATAAGTTGGTATGATCGTTTTAATAATCCCACACACACTCCATAGTTGCGCGGCTTCTCTCGTTTGTTTATCAATCATTATTTCGTTATCTTTGCTCAACATTACACGCAGTGCTTGACGTAATATAGTCATTTCATTCTCGTTAAAAATTGGTTTCCAAAACTCAGGTTCTATATCAGCAGCATATCCTGTTTCAGGCAGCTCAGTTGGGATTGCCAATTTTACAAGAGGAGTTAAACGTTGCGGTGTATGTATTTCTTCAATCTCCTTGATTGCTTCCTCTATATGAGCATCATCTACCATGGGTTCCTCTACGGGTGCGGTCGCGAGTGTGGGTGTGGGCACAGGAATAGGTTTCGAATCATCTTCCCACTTCTTCTTAAGCGCAAGGGCAACCAACGCACCCTTCTGTTCCGAGGTTAGAACTGATATATCTGCGCCATTGTCTAACAAAAAATCTACCAATTCCTTATCTTGTATTTTAACCGCACTTGACAATGCGGATGTTTTATTGGTGTAATCGGTGAGATTGATATTCCCCTTTTTGTTTATAAAAAAGGTTGTTATCTGCTTTTTAATATCGGAATCATCTATATTCTCAAAAATAACAACTAGTAACGGAGCAAATGCTATTATTCCCGGGGAATTCCGTTTATAAACCGGAACCATATTATGTGTGAGCGGGATTAACGTATTTATGCCTAATGGGCTCTTTTTGATTAATCTTTTAAACGCTGCTACCCCCTCGTTCGGGTCCTTTTTTAGGATTTCAAACGCTTTCATAAATTCTGCTCTAAACGCATTCTTAAAATTCATCTCCTCTCTTGTGAAAATCTCTCCTCCCGACATTTTTCGTTTCCGTGTTTTTATCGTAGCCCTACTTCTCGTAACACGTCCTCTTTTTCCATGTGTCTTACGGTTGATATTTTTTCTTGTATTTTTCCGTATAAATTTTTTTGTATTTATTTTCATTATATAATAGTATAATAAAAATACTTTTTCGTCTAAAAGCCAGGGTTATCGGTAAAGATTGGTGTTACGCTTGAGTCCCCGTTCGTTACTGGTTCAATTTGGTTCAATATAAAATACCCCGAAACGACGCTAAAATATACCACAAGAGCATCTCGAATTAATAGTTTGAGTGGTTTGCTCTCTCTTTCAATAAATCTCATTTCAATAAATTTCGCAATCAAAAATACTACCGATATGACTGCCGCAATAATAAATATATTACTCATTTAAAATACTAAAGCAGATTCTAAATTACGTTTTTACGCAATTAATCCAAAATTTCAATTTCATCAATCAACAAATCGGGCAACAAGTCAATCGACGGTTCTTCAATATTATGAATATCTAAAGCATCTAGATTAAATGGCTGAGTAGAGATTTGTAATTTGGGGGAATCCTCATCTTCCTCTTCATCTTGTTTTCTTTGTTGTGCTCTAAAACTACTTATTTCTTCTAGACGCGAAATATTCTTGGGTGCGTTGACATTTGATACTGCTCCGTCTTGATTTTGAACATAATCAATATCATTAAAACTCAAACGACTCGCAGGAGGAATTGGTTCCGGTTGCTGCTCAACATTCGACTCAACAGAAGCAACTTTACCAGCTACTACCGTCTCTTTTATAGGTTCATCGATTATTTGTTCATTCACTTCCTCAATTACATCCTCTTCAACACTTTCATCCATATAAGCCTTCAGGATTGCCTCAACCGGGATACTCTCTCTTAATGTGTTTAAAATACATTCTTGCACAATAATCTCCAGCTCTCTGTGATTTTTTTGAATCTGTAAAGGAGGCAAATTAACCTCGAACAAATAAACATTCTTGTAAACCTTTCTGGCCACGTTGATATATGTTTTATGTAAAAATTCGTCTAGCTTTGGAATATTAATATCAATCTTTTTCTGCTTTTGTCCAACCCGCATAGCAGTTAAAATTTTTAGCTGGATAATATGAACACATGTAATCAGTTCCTCTAAATAAGAGCATCCCGACTTTTCACAAATACGTTTCCTCTCCGTCTCGATAATTTGTGCGTTCCATTTTGGTATTCTGGATATAAGGTTCTGAAAAGTCATCAAATATTTGTTAGTCTCGCCGTTGTCTTTACACAACTTTAAAGATTCGTCTAAAATAGACTTGTAGCCGTCAATGATTAAAGGTGTCAAAATTGTTACTAAACGAGATCCCCATTCGTTTTTCGATTCGTGAAGAGCGCTTCCATTGAAATCATCCATTTACATAAAACTTATATTTTCTAAAGCCAGTTCTGAACTTAAAAAAATGAAATTCAATATAAACAACATTAACAGTTTCTCATTTCTAAATTCGGTTCTCACACGATTAAAGCATACAAGATATTCATATCTTTTTTCATCACTCAATACATCCTCCATAAATTTAGGGTTTTCTATTAAATTTATAAT